CAGTAGAGTTTGCTCCGGACGGCAAGACGTTTGCGACGGTATGCTACAACAACAAGGTGCGGCTGTTCAATATAGTTTAACCAAATCTGGACTAGACAAATATTCTTCGGGTAATCTATAAAATATGGTTCAGATACCCCATAATTAAACAAAACAAAAACAAAAAAAAATTAGATTAGATTTTTTTATTTTTTATAAACTTAAAAATTAATAAACATAAACTTTTATATTATAACTTTTTTTTAATATTATTAAATAGTTAGGTTTTATTATATGGTTATTATACGGATTATTAAAATTAACAATGCGTATTTTTGCAGTATTTTGGAAATTTTGAAAAAAAACTAATAAAATTGAAATATTATATTTATAATAATAAATTACTAAGAGTTTCAAAGTTCTCTTAATTTTACTCATAATATCAGAATACACAAAAAGGATTATGGCGATGATAGAGTTGTATGGTATGTCCGCGATTCTAAAAAAGATAGAAAGAGAAGATGCGTATTATGGACCGAATGTCATTGCTGAAGCAAAAAAAACGTATAAGGAAGCATATGAGAAAGCAAAAAATGGGGAAGATCCATGTCAAATTGCGTGTGATGCCGCTAATGCGGTATACAGGGTTGCAAGAGAAGAAAAAAAAAAAACAGCTTTGAATGCTGCACAACTCGCACTCCCAGGATGGACATTGGAGTACTCTTATGATGAGATGCGTGTGTTTTACATCCATGACAACCAGGGAATTTTAGTCTGGACCCACTCAGAGATGGAAGAAAAAGTCGATATGTCTGACATTGAAAGTGCTTCTCCAGGAGTTACTCCAGAACTTTTGGATGGACCAGGGCAACCAACTTTTAGTAGTGAAGAAAAGACACAATTATCACGTGGATATCCTTGGTTGTCGTTTCTTTATGGCGACGGTGCCGTGAGCTGGAATGTTTGCTATGATCCTTCAAAACCAGACCAACTTATTATTGAAGAAGATTATGTTAAACAAGTATTGTTTATTGAACGGACACCTCTTATTGGAAACGTATTTGCTGAACAAGAACTTATCAGTATCTTGATGGAAGAACTTAAAATTCCTAAAGATGTTTCTGAAGAAATCGCAAAGGATCTTAAAGAAAAGAAGTTTTTCTAAGGAATAAGAAGAAAATTAAAGAAAAATGGAAAAAAATTTTTAGGGTGATTTTAATCACCAATAAACTTTTTTTTAATTTAAACTTAAACACTAATATATATAAACTTTTATATTATAACTTTTTTATTTATTTTTAAAATATGGATCTAATAAAAGTCCAAAGTCTCCCCTTAAAACTAGATAAGGACGATATATACTCTAAATTACAAGATTATAATCTTAAATATAAACCAGATTATTTAAAACAGATATTAAATGAATTATCGCAAAAACTATTATTCGCATTACAACCTATTATAGATAAGAAATTTAGTGGAAAACAATATACTGATTTTAGACATAGTCAATCTATTAATACTGTAGTGTGGCAGTTTGGTCATTTAATTGTGTTTTTTTTAAATAATACAATAAGACTTCTACTAAATCAAAATTTGGTCACAGAACATAAAAAGATAATCGTTGATATTATTAAATATTTATCACTGGATATTAATATTTCAAATGGAGAAATCGATTATTATGATTATTATGATTCCTTTATAACATCTTCTCAAATACGATATAAATTAATTCATAAAATAGATATTCATAATCTAGTAAAAGCATATAAGTTGGTTATCGAATTATTAAATATTTACCTAGATAATGAAACTAACAATATTCTTTTAAATCCCGTTGATAGTTATTTAATTATGATAAGTATTCTTCATAATGATATGCATTATGAGGCTATTTTATTTACACAAATGTTTTATTCATATCCTAAACCAATCAATTTTGTATTGAAATTTATTGATAATATTAATAATGATACTATTAATTCTATTAATAATGATATGGATATTGAATTTATTACAATAAAAGGGGGTGATTTTACTCAAGGATATTCTACTGAAAATAAAAAAGAAATAGATTTTTCTTTTGATAATGAAAGACCAGCATTTAAAACACATGTGGATGATTTTACAGTATCAAAATATCCAATTACAGAAGGACAATTTATTGAATTTATAGAAGGAGATTGTTATAATAATAGTGATTATTGGTGTTTAGAAAGTTGGGAATGGTTATCTAAATATGAAATAACATTACCTTTAGGGTGGAGTTATGTATTTTCTAATGGAAATAAAATGGAGAAACAATATTATAAAAAAGTAAATAATCGTAATATTTCAGTTAATGGGAATTCTAAAAAACCAATGTGTCATATTTCTTGGTATGAAGCAAAAGCATATTGTAATTGGAAAGGGGTGCGTTTAATGAAAGAAAGTGAATGGGAATATCTAGCAACACAAAAAGGAACAACGCGATTTCCCTGGGGTGATGATTTACCTAGTATTGATAATGCTAATATAGATTATATTAATGGTGATATAATAGATGTTAATTATTTTGATAAGAGATATAAAAATAATGAAAATAATAATAATTTACAATTAATTGGAAATGTATGGGAATGGTGTGATGAAGTTATATATCCTTATAATGGTTTTGAAATAGACCCTGTATATAGAGAAATGTCATATCCTTTTTTTGGTAGAAAACGTATATGTAGAGGTGGAAGTTGGACAACTTCAAACTTTTTAATATCTGGAACATATAGAAACGCACAAGACCCAGACTGTCGTCTTCAATGGATTGGTTTTAGAGTATGTAAAAAAACTTAAAACTATAATAAAATTGATTTTTTTAATAAAATATATAAAATTATAGTTTTACGATGATTATCATTGAAAACAACGTTGATATTATTAATGAAGTTGATGAAAAAGAACTAGAACTATATGAGATTAAAACTGATGTGTTCCCTTCTAATGATAATGAAAAAGATGGAAGTAGATTGCTATTGAAGTATCCCACTGATGAAAAGACCTTAAATAACAAAAGAGATTGTTTTCAAGAAGATGGTTGTGGATGGTGGTCTGATAATCATTGTGGTTGGATTTATCCATATAGCAATTATAATTTAGATTATTGTATTTCAAACTTTGCTGTTTGGAAGGGAGAACTTAATATTTTACATTAAACCATAGTTAATAAGTTATACATTAAAAATTAATAAATAAAAATTAATAAATAAAAATTAATAAATTAAAATTAATAAATAAAAATATTTTTTTAGGATGCCTTTTTATTATTTTTATTATTATTATTATTATGACTAGAATCTATATTCGCACTCACATTATAGTTTCCACTTTTAGTATTCATTCTCGGTTCACTTTTAATTGAACTTTTAAAACAATTAGTACCAAATAATAGGTTGCTAGTTTTATTTTTGTTTTCATTTGTAAGAGTTGAATAGTTTAAAAACCCTTCTATATCTTTACATTGGTCTAATGAGTCCATCCTTTTTGGTTCACCAAAGTCTTCGGGGTTAATCCAAGAAATCTCTGGATCTTCTTTTTCACATAAATATTTTAATAATGCTTTATCGTATTCTTTCTTAAAATAGTCATTTCTAAAACTATCATTTTGATTATCTAATTCACCATTATGATACTTTTCAATCATATCTTCAACAAATTTAATAGTAATCGCACTTATAGTAACACTGGCACAACTTCCTGTAACGCGAGATTTTCCTTTTTGTGTATGTTTTTGTGTTTTACCAAATTCTTTATTAAGAAGTGGAGGAACTTCTAGTTGCTCTATATTAATTGTTTCAGAAGCATGTTTTAATGGACCCATTAAAATATCAGGGACTTCTATATATTTACCTGCGATAACATACATATCCGCAGAAATAGGATGATGTTTTCTTCCTACAAATCCATTTATTTTAATATAATCAAGACCATCTTTTGACGAAATAGAATCACCATTAAATAAACCTGCATCATAATTATTTAATGGGGACATCCAAGTCGCACTATTTAAAACATTATTTGCAGATATTTCAACGTATGTTGGAGAACCAATGTGTTTTATTAAATCAGTATATTTATTATTTACCTTTTTATTATCAAACTTTAAATTTGCAAAATTATTAATATCGTTATTGGTAGTATTATTTTTAAAAGATTCTCTATTATAAATATATAAAAATATAAGAAGACTAAAAACAATAATAAATACAATTATTAGTAATGTTAAATTTTTTTTATTTATTTTAATATTATTAGAATTTGCTTTTTTAGACATAATAAAATTTTAAAATATATATATATATATAAAATATAAATATAATAAATTAATTTATATTTTGTTTTTTATTAAACAGAAAGTTCGTTGTAAAGTTCTTCTTTTGTTTTGTTTTTCATTTTTCCATTGCCTCCATTTTTCTTAATATTAATATTATACTTAATTGCGAATTCTTGTAATTCTTTTAATTTATAAGAAGATAACGCTTTTAAATTTAATTCCGGTTGTTCTTTATCAACTGTTTCAGTATGTAGATTTTCGGGTTTTATAGGAATTTTAATATTGGATAATTTGTTATTTAGTTTAACGGATAAACGTTCTTTGTATGGTTTTTCGCAAGTCCCTTTTTCAAAATTATCTTTAATATATTTTAATGTATCATAATTAAATAAATGGTTTCCTCCAGAATTCATAATAGGAATATAGTCGCCATTAATATTTAATACAATATAAAATGGTGTAGGAGTTAGATTATTAATATTATATGATTTTAAATACATATATGATTTACTATTGATATTAATAATACAAACATCGCGTTTTATATAATCAATAGCAGATAATTGTAGTGCGAAATCTAAATTATGATCATTCATTAAATCTGTAACCATTTTGTTTTTTTTAAACTTTAATTCTTTATAATCAAATTGATTAAATTCGGTTTCTAATTTTAAACCTAATTCTCTTTTAAAACTAACTACAATACCATTCTTTTCTGATTTAGTTTTAATTATATAATTAGTTTGTGTAAGTAAAACTAAACTTGTGTAAAATGAATCTTTATTTTTAATTCCATATAAATAATAGTCTTTCTTATGTAATTGTGATTGTGATTTTTTAAATAAACAAGAAATTACATCTGGAATATCTAATATTTCATCTTCATTAAAAATAATTTCATTATTAATATTATTAGACTTATAGTTTGTGCTTGATATTTTAGATGTATTATTACTTTCTAATTCTATTTTAATAGAATCTTGTAGAGAAGTTGTAATATTACCAGTAATATTCATAGTTGTATTAACATATTCATCAATTTCTGTATTACTAGTTGACATGATTTGTTCTAATTCTTCAAATTTCATTTGATATGCGGTTCGTTGTGTAAATTTATTACCATCTGGTAATTTATATGGACGTTCTTTAAAATTAGACAAACTACTAACAATTGTTTCTAATTTAATCATATTATTTTTTTAGCAGTATGTCTTATATATTATTTAATTTTATTAGTTATATACGTTTATTAATTATATAGTAATAATTCTTAATATCATTAAATAATCAATTTTTTTAAAAGTAAATTTAAAAAGTAAAGAGTTAAATAATTAGTTTATTAATGTTCTGAAAACATTACGTGTTTCTTCGTCATGTTCAACTAATATATTGTTGTTTTCTATATAATTAATAAAATTATTAATTTCATCAATTGTTTTATCTGAAAATTTCATTAAATCAAACATTATACCATTTTTATTTTGACTAAACTTTTCACCATTCATTTTAATAATTTTAAAAATTTCAATATATTCGTTTTTGGATAAACTATCTATTTGTGATTTTAATTTAGACATTTTATTTACTAAGATCTTTATTTCATTTTTTTTGTTTTTATTTTCTTCTTCACTTTTTTTATTTTCTTCTTCACTTTTTTTATTTTCTTCTTCACTTTTTTTATTTTCTTCTTCACTTTTTATTTTCTTCTTCACTTTTTTTATTTTCTTCTTTATTTAATAAAATATTTAAATTATATTTGTTACTTTCTGAATTTTCCATATTTTCTATATTTCAAATTTAAGATTTTTATTCTATATATAATATATAATATATATATAAAATAATATAAAAATTTAAACTTATCAATGGAAAACCAAAATTCAAAGAGAATTAAAATATTTCATCAATCAAATATTTCGTCACAAATATCATTGAATGAATTAAATGATAAATTAACATATATTAATTCTAAATTAATAATTCTAGATACTAAAATAAATCAAATAGGTAATATGTCAACAAGTATTGTTAAAAATATTGAAAGTGTAAAAAGTAAAATTATTAAAGTATTAGAATCTAATAAAGATAATAAGTTAAAAATATTAAAAGAAATAAATAATCTTCAAGATACTATAATACAAAAATTATTAATAAATAAACCTTTATCTAATGATATGCTAAGTGCATATTCTTAAGATTAAAATAACGGATTTCCTAATTGTTTATTATTATTAGATGGATTTATAGAATGGGGTGGTATATATCTAGATGTTGAAATATCTTTTCTGTAATATAAATATTGTTTTATTTCTGGCATTATTTTTTTTATACAATCTTCAATTACCATTGTGTTTAAATCATTTATTTGTTGCTGGATATTACTACTATTATTTTTACTATAAGAAAGATAAATACTTCTCATAATTATTTGTAATTGTAAATCAGATTGGCGTCCTATATTATATTCATTATTACTTATTAATCTTATTTGATTAATAATTTGTTCTTGAATTTTATCAGTATTATTTTTATTAAAATATGCTCTACTTAATGGTGTCATTTCTTGAATAGTAGATACGGAATCTTGGAAACAATTTTGTTCTTGATTACTACCCTTAAATAATTCATATCCTGGTGTGAACTCATTGTCCTTAAAAAATATTCTACCGTTATATTTACTATCATTGTTCATTGATTTATTTTCTCTAATATCTTGAAAATCTTCATCACTTATATTCCAACTACTATAATTTGAATTATTCATATTTAATTACTATTTAATATTATTTAATATTATTTAATATTATATAAATATAAATAAGATATATATTTTAAATAAATTACTTATTTATTATGTTTTATTTTTTCTTATCATATCTTAATTATAATTAAGTTTTCTTTTCTAAATTAATAATATAATATATTATGATGATTTTTAATAATAAAAACAATAAATTAAAAAATAAAAATTTATATATAATAATTTCAGTTTTATTAATTCTAGTAATATTACTTAATAATAGAGACTATATAGAAAATAATATTAACAAAGACAAAGATAAAGCAATTGAAAATTTTACTAATAATAATAATAATAAAAATACTAAAATAAAAAAATTAGAAGATAAAGTAGAAGAATTAAATAAAGATAATAAAGATATTATAAATAAATATAATAAAATAATAAAAGAAGAACAAACTAAATTAAGCGAAAAATATGAATTAGCAAGAAAAGAATTAAAAAATAAATATGATAATTTACTTGTGTGTGAAGAAGAAGACCCAATTAAAAAACTACAAGAACAACAACAAATTATAAATAATAAGGCATCAAAAGATAGAGAACTAAACGATAAGAAAAAAATAAATAAAATGAATAAAGTAGCAAATGATTATTTAGAATATCAAAAAAATAAAGAACCTACTATAAATTTATTAAATGTAGGTAAAGATATAGAAGATGGTATATATACATTAATTGATAATTTTGATAGTAATAAAAAACCATTTATAGATATATTTAAAAGTAAATTTAAATCTGATAATAATATAGAGAATTTTGTTAATAAAACAAAAAAAAAATCTATTAATAATAAAATTACTAAAACTAATATTATGAATAAATTTAACAATCAAAATAAAATAAAAGAAAACTTTGTTGTTTCTGAAGAGGATGATGTNGAAGAAGAAACCACCGGAAAAGAACTAAAAGAAGAATTCTTCTTTGAAAATAAAGAAAAAGAAGAAGAAGAAGAAAAAGAAAGTGAATTAGATGAAGATTTACTATCTTATTTTACATATGTATTTGAAAATATATATTCATTATTTAAAAAATACTTTAATCTATATATTAATAAAAATAATATTTTTAATCTTGGTAATATTTCTAAAGATACTAATACATTAATTGGAGGTGGTATATTATTTATAGTTATATCAATGGGATTATATTTTATTGACATATCATCATAAAATTATTATTTTAATATATTATATTTTAAAGTTTTTTTAACTTTATTAATTATAATAGTTAATACAATTATAATATATATTAAGTATTTTCATTAACTACACTTATTGAATAAAAATAATAAATGAATAATCTGGTTCCGACTAGAGTTAATCCGGATTACTATTATAATAATAAAAGAATTAATGATAACTTAATATTTGAAAAAGAAGATAATAATGAAGAGACCATTGATATGCTATCATTAGAAAACAAATTTATTGTTAAACAACGTTATATTGTATTATCTAGTATTGATAGAGATTGGTATAATTTAGATAGTTCTGTTACTCCATTCAATTACACTGCTAAATTAGGTATTGCAAATAACGATGAGGTTAATCTATCTACATCAAATACTGTTAAAAATGTTATATCATTAGGAGTTACTAAATTATTATTACCTAATAAAAAACTTTATATAGATTATAGTTTAATTCAAGATAATCTATCATATAAACCATATATCTTAATTGATATTAATGAAGGAGATTATACTAACGAAGGGACAAATAGAACAGTTAATAACGCAATTGCTATTATGAATTCATTAACACCTATTAGTAGAACTTTTAGTGAATTAAATTACCTAGAATATAAAAACATAAATGGAGCAGTAAAAAAATATTATAATAATCCTGTTTCAAATTTATCAATATTAAATATTAAAATGAAAACACAATTAAATCAATCTCCAATTGAATTAAATGATGTTCTATCAATAGAAACTATTTATTCAAGTGGCACTAATTTAAATGAAAAATTAAATATAAAAACTACTACATTTTTTAATAATCAATACCAAACTGGTGATATTATAAAAGTAAAAAATTATGTTTATAGGGATGATGGTTATAGTGAAGCTAATAATTTTAATTCATATATAAATAGTGAAAAAGGTCATAAAATAATAGGTATTAAAAATAGTAGTTTTGATTATTTTACAATAACACAATCCGGAACAACCATTACACAACATAATAATGGTAGTACTGATTTTAATGATAGATTATTTATTGAAGGAGATACAGATAAAATTGTAGTTTATTCTGACGGTTCTAGTGCTACAGTAACATATAACAATGGTACTGTTATTACATCTAGTATTACTAAAACTATAACTTCTCCAGAAAAAATATATTTAAAATCAACAACACAAGTTAAACATTATAACAATATTTTAATAATATCTATTCCACATACTATTTCTAATAGTACAGGAGAAATCGTAGTAGATAGTTTTTGGAATAGTTTAAAAGGTAAAAGTGATACTGAAGATATAGACTCAAGTGATAGTGGGGGGAAACTCATCAATACATTTTTACAGTCTCATCTCTTTCTTACTATAGGATATCTAGACTATGAAAATGTTGTTTCTAGTCAATTAATTTAATTTTATTTTTTAATTTTTATTTTTTAATTTTAATTTTTTAATTTTTATTTTTTAATTTTTATTATATATGCATATAATAAATAATAAATAATAAATAATAAATAATAAATAATAAATAATAAATAATAAATAATAAATAATAAATAATAAATAATGGTGGTATTAGCAGCATTATATGCTAATAAAATTATAAAGAATATAAAAGCAAAAAAGAAAGAAAAATTTGTTGATTCTAATGCGGTTAGTATAGACGAATCTGTGGGGTTATTGAAATGGTTTGCTGGATTAGGTTGGGCTATTATAATAATATTATTAATAATATTTATTTTAGTCATAATATCATTTATAATAGCTGTTGTAAAATCTATTAAATTATGTGGAATATCGTCTATTATTCATATTATTATTATGATTATCTTTTACCCTTATGTAATCATATTTTTAATAGCAGGTAAAAGTATATGTAGTTATAATAATAATAATAATAATAGAAGTATGAATAGAAGTATGAATAGAAGTATGAATAGAAGATATAATAATAATAGAAATAGATAAAGAAGATAAAAATTTAATTTAATTTTTTATAACTTTTATATATTGGTTGTTTAAACCAATTAACATTATTTATTCCGTCCAGATTTCCATTTTCTATTGCCGCATCTTCCATATATTTTTTAAATATGTCACTTCTTTTCACAATAAATGTTAATAAAGGATTTGTTTTCGTTCCTGTTCCTGGTGGGTTTCCTTCTTGTTCGTCTTCTTGTGCTTGTTCTAATGCCTCATTTGCGGAATCATCTAAACTGTCCACTACATCATATTCGTTTATAAGTTCAATAGATATTAAATTTTCTTTTTCTAATGCTAATAATGAGTTTAATTCAGATAAAGTCGCACGTTTATTACGACCATCTTTAGTTATTTTATAAGTTGGCATAGCACAATCTGATTGTAATTCACCATATTTAATACCGTGTCCTGGTATAATTAATATAAATTCTCCTAAACCATATAAAACATGTAATAAATAATTAAAATTAAGATTTTGTGTCCAATTAGCATGTGATAAAGCAATAAAAGGTATTTCTGGTTTAGATGTGGGATCTACAACGGACTGTTCTGGATACGAATATGTTAATATTCCCATTAAATTAACTGTTCCAAACACAATTGGGGGGTTCTCTAATGAGTAATCTTCAGTTAATCTAACAGAACATTTTTTATATATTTTACGTAAATGTTCTTCCTTATAACTCGTATAAGAACCGGCATCTTTTTTTATTCCATATTTTTCTAATGTTGTGTCTAATTGTGTATGTAAAAAATCTTTTCCACTTAAATTAGGTTTATCAGGATCTTCTGAAGGTGCTGCTACATTACAATGCTCAAAATATCTATTATCACTAAAGGTTTTAGGTTGTAGTTTACCCAATCCTCCTTGTATTTTTAAATTTTCAATATACGTCGCTATAAGAACAGATTTTTGCAGTCGCTTATCTTTGTCATAAAAAGAATTCAACAACCGTTCAATCTCATACCAATCTATTACTGAATAGTCACAAGACAAATCATCATAAGCATACCAATCTGTTGCATCTACAATTCCTGCTAATTTTCTTACATCAGTTAAATTAAATCTTCTAAATTTCTCTAACCCATGTAAATATTCTGTTGCTTGTAATATATCTGCTAATATTCTTAGGTCTGTATGACTACCCCAATCGAATTTATTTTTTGTACCTGATTTATTGTAATTAATCATTTTTTTAAGATTTTCTTGACTTATAGTTGAATATTTGTCTAGTATTTTATGTAATAATAAATAAAGTGATAATCCACAACTAAAACCACATTGTTCATGAGAAACGGGGTTACTTATTTTTCCACGACCCACCTCGTCCGTTTGTGTAATCCCATATCCTTCTACATACTCTGCAAAATCACTATTCCCCCCTTTTATTATAATTTTATCAATATTAGATTGTTTTTTACTAGATTGTTTTTTACTAGATTGTTTTTTACTAGATTGTTTTTTACTAGATTGTTTTTTACTAGATTGTTTTTTACTAGATTGTTTTTTACTAGATTGTTTTTTA